GCAAACCATGGTGAACGAGTTGGCCGACATGGTGGAGTCGATGGGTGCAACCGTGAGGAACGGCCGTGGCTAATTCGTCCAACCTCGATCGCGCACTCGTGGACGTACTCGGCGCCGATCCGATTCTCGCGGCGTTGATGCCGGACGGGATCTTTTTCGACGTCGGTTCGCACGGTGCGCGTGCGTTTGTGATTGTCGGCGTGCTGAGCTCACGCGATGAACACATGTTCAACGGCCGTGCGTACGAGGATCCCGAATATCTGGTCAAAGCCGTCCACATGGACACGACGGCCGACAACGCCGACGCCGCAGCGGCGCGAATTGATGCCGTGCTCGAGGCCGCACCACCGTTGACGATCAACGGCTACTCGTACATGACGCTCCGACGGATCGAACGGATCGCGTACACCGAAGTGGACGACGTCGATCAATCCATCCGGTGGCAACACCGTGGCGGTCGGTACGAGTTTGCGGCGTGCGAGGGTGGCTCGGTGTCGCCGGTGCCGGACTCGTGGGTGCAGCAAACCACATGGATACAACCGGACTGGTTCCAGACCTATGAGTGACGTCATCATCAAGCCGGCGTGGTTGTCACCCGATCCCGATACCGGTCAACCGAGGTTTGGGCCGGACGCGTGGAACGCCGCACGCGTGTTGAGTGGCGGCAATGCAGGGGACGTCGTGACGCGTGATACGGCGTCCGCGACGGGCGCGAGCTGGCTTCCCGCTCGCGGTACCGTGCTTCTGGCATTCGATTTCTCCTCGACGATCACGCCACCGCCGACGAGTTCGCAGCTCCGGTTCAACGCGGCCACGGCCGCCACGACCACGGCGATCTATGTCCACGGAATGACGTCCGACGGGATCGACGCGTATTGGATCTTGATGACCGTCGCGATTGGATCGATCGTGACGATTCAGGACAAAAACGATCACACCCTCTACGCGCAATTTACGACGACGGGCGCCGTGATCGATCACTCGACGTACATCGAGATCCCGGTGGCGCCGACAACGAGCGCCGGCACGCTCAACAACAATCAAGGCGTACTCGTGCACGTATCGGCACCCACAGGCACCGCCGCCCAAACGTTGACGCGTCTGGCGACGCTGAGCGATTCGCTATATCTGGCCGATACCCCCGTCGGTACCTATCACACCATTTGGATGTACACGATTCCGGCGAATACGCTGAAGAATGATGGGGACATCATCCGCGTGTTTGTCTCCGGAGCGTTCGACGGAAATGTCAGCAATCGTGAAGTCGTGATCGTCGTCGGTACGAATTCTCTGGGTTCAATGTCCCTGACCGGTGCCGCATCAAATACGCCGTGGTGTCACCAGTCGGTCGTGATGCGAGTAGGCGCCATGACAAAAGCGGGTGGAGTGAATAGCGGCAGCAACGGGGGGCCGTTCTCGTTGAACTACTCCACCGATTTCACGAATGCAGTCTCAATTTTGGTACAGGGCAAGCAGGATGCTGCACCGTCATCGTGGCCAACCATTTGGGTGCGTCAAGTTGTTGTGACGTTTGAGCCAATCTGACAATGCACACGGCCGCGTGGAATTTCGTGCGTTCGGTTGCCGGTGACCGGCCACCGGGCCTCGTCGTCGAGCTCGGCGCACGCAATGTGAACGGATCCGTGCGTCCGCTCTTTGTTGGTGACGACTACCTCGGCGTGGATCTCCTGCCGGGTGCTGGTGTCGACGTCGTGACCGACGCGGCCGACTACGTGCCGCCTACACCACCGGCGTGTGTAGTCTGTTGCGAAGTGTTGGAGCATACGCCGGCCGCTGGCGAAATCTGTGACCACGCGTACACCATGCTGCAGCCTGGCGGTGCGTTGATTCTCACGGCGGCCGGCACGGGGCGTGAACCGCATAGCGCGATTGACGGTGGCCCGTTGTACGCCGGTGAGTTCTACCGCAACGTGACGCGTGAAGATATCCGCCACTGGTTGCGACGCTTCGAACAAGTGTCGATCGTGGAGAACCTCGAGGCACACGACGTGTACGCCTATGCTCGCAAGGGTGTCCTGTGCGGGTGCTAGTCGTGCATCCTGGCGCCTCGTGGTCGACGGCCGACGTGGATGCCGGCCTCCGCTGGGGCTTGCAACATCACGGCGTCGAAGTGATCGAATACCGGCTGGACTCACGGATCGACCACTCGCAACGGTGGCTCTATCGTGCGTGGCGGCGGTCCAAAGCACGCCACGGCACGCAGCGGCCGACCACGGCCGACGTGTTTTACCACGCAGGCGTCGGCGCGATCGAACGGGCGTTACGCCACCAAGTGGACGCCGTGATCGTCGTTAGTGCGATGTTCATGCACCCGGACGTGATCATCATGCTGAAACGTGCCGGGGTGCGCGTGGTCGCGTTGTTCACCGAATCGCCGTACGACTTGCCGAAAGAATTGCAAATTGCGCGACTGGTGGATGGATGTTGGACGATCGAACGCTCGTCGGTGCCCGCGTTCGAGGCGGTCAATCGCAACGTCGGTTATCTGCGGCACGCGTGGTTGCCAGGCCGCCACACGGCCGAACCCGATGCGACGGATCCATCCGTCCCGGCGCACGACGTCGTGTTCGTCGGCTCGGCCTTTCGCGAACGCGTCGATTTTTTCAACGCGATTGACTGGACCGGCATCGATCTGGGGTTGTACGGCAACTGGACCGCGTTGAGTTCGCGCCACCGGTTGCGCCACTTCGTGCGGCCACCCTCACCGGTCCCGAATGCGTTGACGGCCGCGCTGTACCGACGCGCCAAGGTGACGATCAATCTGTACCGGACGTCGCAAGGGTTCGGCAAGGACGCGCCGTCAATCGAGCACGCCGAATCGCTCAACCCTCGTGCGTATGAACTGGCGGCGTGCGGGGCCGTGTCGGTGAGTTCCTACCGTGCAGAAGTGCCGGAAGTGTTCGGCGCACTCGTGCCGACGATCACGACGCCGGCCGAGGCCGAGGCCACCATTCGCGCACTGCTCGAGGACGACGACCAGCGCACGCGGATCGCGAAACAACTGCCGTCGATTGTGGCGCGTCACTCGTGGGCGGATCGCGCTCGACAAGTGATCGGTGATTTACAAACCCTGTTACGCGCAGCGGCGTGAACGAAAGGATCGAAAGCTATGGCCAGGTATCACGGATCACGGGGTGCCATCTATTCCTCGGTTACCGGCAGCGGGACGGCCGCGTTGCTCGTGTCCATGTCGAACTGGTCGCTGGACATGGCAACAGACAAGGCCGAGGTAACGGCGTTCGGGGATCCGAACAAGACGTACGTGCAAGGGTTGCGCGACATTTCAGGATCGCTCTCCGGGTTCTGGGATTCGGCCGACGATTCATTGTTCGACGCGGCCGAATCTACCGACGGCGTCAAGCTGTACCTGTACCCGTCGGCGCTTGCGCCGTCGCTGTACTTCTATGGTCCGGCATGGCTCGACGCGTCGATCGAAGTCGATTCGGGCGGCGCCGTGACGGTCAAGGGTGACTTTTCTGCGAACGGTGCGTGGGGCCGTCACTGAGTTCGACGTGCATGGGATCGGCGCGTTCACGTTTGCCACCGGCCGGATCCGCTGGGGGTATCAGGGTGCGGCTACCCTCACCGCGTGCCGCGTCGAACGCGTCGAGGATGGATGGAGACTCTATGGCACGGTGGCCGACGCGCATCCCTATCGCCTGGCGCAGCGGCCACTGACGTTCGAGGCCACGCACACACGCGGGGTGTGGTCGTGGCCGATCCTCGATCTCACAGTTGCGGCCGGGACGTGTACGGCGTCCCTGAGCTCGCGAAAGGGGTGACACGATGCCACGTTCACGGTTCGTGAGGCCGGAAACCGACACCATCAAGCTTTCCGAGGGTGACACGATCACGGTCCGCAGACGACTCACCGTCGGTGAACGTCGCGCCATGTACGCACGGATGTACAAACCGGACACGACGAAAGTGGATCCGCTCCGGGTCGAGTCATCGACCGTCGTGGCGTACCTGCTGGACTGGTCGTTCGTGGGTGACGACGGCCGCAAGGTGCCAATCGAGGATCTCTCGCCGGCGGATCTCACCGTCGTGATCGACGGCCTCGAGGCCGACGATTTCCGCGAGCTGGCCGACGCGATTGGCGAACATATCGGGCGGATGGACGCAGAACGGACCGCCGAAAAAAACGGCCAGGCTGGCGAGATCAAATCCTCTCCGATCTCGCCGTCGCTCGGATCTACGGATGGCGTGTTGACGACGTCGTAAACCTCGACGCCGACGTGTACGACGTCATGATCGAGGCGTTGAATCGTTCGGTGATGAAATGATCCAAGCCATTTTTGGTGCGAACTTCGACGCCTTCAACGCGGCCGTGCGTGATGCCGAAACCACGTTGAAGGACTTCGAAACGGACGCCGATGCCGTTCAGGCACGCATCAACTCCATGGCGAATTCGTTTTCCGGAAAAAAGATCATTTCGGATGCACAAATGGCCGCCAAGGCCGTCGCGGACATTGGTGGTGCGGCCAACCTCACCGAAGCTGAACAACGCAAGGTGAACAAGGTTGTTCAGGAGGCGATCGACAAATACAACGCGCTGGGGAAAGAGGCGCCGGCGGATCTAAAAAAACTGGCCGACGCTACGAAACAGGTGCCGAAAGCCATGACGGATACCGCGTCGGCCGCCGGTGACATCAAAACTATGCTGGCCGGCGCGTTCACTGTCAGCGCGGTGCAACAGTTCGCAAGTTCGGTGCTCGATCTGGCCGACAACATCCAAAAGGTGGCCGACACCACCGGCATGACGACGACCGAAGTGCAAAAACTTCAGTACGTCGCTGGCCAGTCGGGCAACACGGTGGATGATTTCAGCGGCGCCATCATCAAGCTACAGGACAAATTGGCTGGCGGTGACAAGTCCGCGATCAAGGCACTGGAACGCATGGGCCTCTCCATGAAGGACATGCAATCCAAGGACTCATATGAACAATTGATCGCGGTGTCCAAAGGGTTGCAGGGGATTGCCTCCGACGCCAACCGGACACAGGCCGGGATCGACCTGTTCGGCAAAGGGTTTTCATCGATTGCGGCCAGCATGAAAGCCGACATGGAAGGCGTCGCCAATGAGGCGCCGGTGATGTCGGAGGCCACGGTGCACGCACTCGACACCATGGGCGATCAACTGGCTCGAGCGCAACTGACGATCAAGGTGTGGGCAGCCGAGGCGTACAACTTTTTCTCGCACGCGTTCGATCAGATCATTGCGGCGGCGGAAAATTGGGCGGCCGATCTCCTCGATTCGATTTCCCACGTGCTTGGAGCGTTGAGCAGTATCCCAGGTGCGGCAAAGGTGTTTCCGGGTCTGTCCGACGCCGTCAAAGGCGCTGCGGACGCGTCGCAGTGGTTGCGTGACGCCGCGAAACAAACGGCGACGCAACTCGACGCGATGACACCACCGGCGCAAAAGGCCGCGACGGGTTTCAAAGTGATCGCGAACGAGGCCAAACCCGCGAAGGAGAAAGTTTCCGAACTGCAAAAGGAACTGGAAAAGATCGGCACGAACGAGCAACTGGTCAAACAGATCAACCTCCTCACGCAAGCACTCCAGACGCTGACGGCGCAGGGTCCGCTGACGGCCGCGCAGTTCACCAAGATTGCGGCCGAGGCCAAAAAACTGGCCGAGGCCGGCGGCACGCTCAACGCCAGCCTGGCCGAAATGGTGCACATACAGGAACTGCTCGACAAAATGTCGGCGCACGAAGTCGCGAACAAGCAGTACGAGGAGGAGGCGTGGAAGGCCTGGCAATCGACCGTGGAAAACGCGTTGAAGTCGATTGCGAACCAAACGGCGAT